TGGATACATATATTTTCTAAAGAAATTTTCAATATCTCTAATATCTCTTGACTCTTTTTCTGATTCAGGAACAAGTGTAAATGCAAAAGAAAACTGTCTTAAGTTTACATTTTCAAATGCAAGAGCAGTTGCTGGATTAAAAGCCACTCCTTGTTCTAATGCCTGAGATGCTAATAAATTTTGATCAACACCGATTTTATCAAGTATTTTTAAACCCGTTACGACGCCTTCTGCATCACTTATAAATGATTTAGCATTAGATTTTTCGCCTTTTTCTGCTGTATTAGTAAATCTACTTGCTGCGTTAATAACACCTAAGTTAACTCCATTATAATTAGCACCATCAGTAAACTGTAAGCCTGATGGCATGTATAATTGAATTGACTCAAACTCAGCTGAAGGTAATGATTTTTTAATTGAAAATCTTATACTTGGAAGACCATCTCCTTCTCCTGCAGTTCTTAAACTTCTTGGAAATACTTTTGTTGTCATACTTAACCTATATAAATAAAATAAACTATAGAGTTATTTATATGAGTTATCAAGGGAAATACAAAATAAAGCATCCTGAAAAATATGCTGGCAATCCAAGTAAGGTTGTATATCGATCTTTGTGGGAAAGACAAGCATTTAAATGGTGTGAAAACAATCCAAAAGTAAAGATGTGGAATTCAGAAGAGGTAGTTGTACCTTATAAATGTAAGACAGATAATAGACTTCATAGGTATTTTGTTGATCTTTTTATACAGATGGACGATAAAAAAACTTATTTGATTGAAATTAAACCTAAAGGACAAACACAGCCACCTAAGAAACGCACTCGTAAGACTAAAAAATATATTAATGAAGTAACGACATACGCAAAAAATATATCTAAATGGGAAGCGGCTGCAGAATTTGCCGAATATAAGGGTTGGAAGTTTCAAGTATGGACAGAAGAAACTTTAAAAAATTTAGGTATAAAGATCCTATAATTCTATATAAATAACTGTATGGCAAGTTTATTTGATACACTACAAGCTGGAGCTCAAAGAGCAGGCGTCACTGCACGTACAAAAGATTCTCAAAAATGGTTTCAAAAGAAAGCTCAAGAACTCGTTATGCCAAATCGAAAAGCTCTTCTTAAAGATGATGCTTTAGAAAGAACAGGTAGAAATATTCGTGGTAATATGTATATGTATTTTTATGATCCTAAATTTAAAGAAACATTACCATATTACGATAGATTTCCATTAACAATTATGATCGATCCAGCTCCTGGTGGTTTTTATGGTTTAAACTTACATTATTTAAACTATCCAGTCAGAGCAAGATTTTTAGATGAGTTAATGAATTTAGCTCCAAACAATGTAAAAGATACTACAAGATTAGTTAAATTAAGATACGATCTTTTACAAAGTGTAAAAAAATATAAAGAATTTAAACCATGCTTTAAACACTACCTAGGTAAACATGTGGTCTCTCAGTTTAGTAGAGTACCAATGACAGATTGGGAAATAGCAATCTTCTTACCAGTAGAACAATTTAAAAAGAAAAGTAAGACTTCTATTTGGAATGAAAGTCTTAAAATTGCGAGAAGCTAATGTCAAGTATTGATAATTTGAAATCGTTAATAAGTAAAAAAGGTGGTCTTGCGAAGGCAAATAGATTTAATGTTATATTTACACCACCAAGTCAATCACTTTTAAATATAGATATTGGAAGTGTTATAGGTTCAGTAATATCTGGGAACTTTAGTGCTAACAATTTAGTTAATGATCCAAGAGATATTTCAATTCTTTGTCAAAGTGTAACATTACCAGGAACAAGCCTGAGTACCTTTGAACATCAAGATTACAAACAAGCAAACAAGTTTCCTTATACCTTTATTGATGATGATGTCACAATAACATTTTTACTCACAAATGATTATTATATGAGAAAAATGTTTGATACTTGGCAATCAAATGTTTTGAATAAGGAAAGCTATATCGTAGGATATAAAAAGAATTATGCGGTTGATGTTATTATACAACAACTGGATGAGCAAAATACTCCAATTTATGGAGTAAAACTTGAAAAGGCGTATCCTGTTTCATTTGAGAGCATTGAGCTTTCACAAGAAACAAGTGATACAATTAAGATGAGTGTGACTTTTGCGTATGATAAATATGTACCAGAAGGACCATTAAGTAGTACTGGAAGTGCTATTAGGTCCGCACTTGATATATTTGGATAATATTATAGGAGAATAATTATGGCATTGCCACAATTAAATACAGCGAAGTATACCACAATGGTACCGTCGCTGAAAAGAGAGGTTTCTTTTAGACCTTACCTTGTAAAAGAGGAAAAAGTTCTAATGATGGCTATGGAAACACAAGACCAGAAGTCAATCATGAGAGCGGTAAAAGAAGTAATTAAATCATGTGTATTTGATAATATTGATATTGATAAACTTGCTATGTTTGATATTGAAGCTTTATTCTTAGCTTTACGATCAAAATCAGTTGGTGAAAATGTTGCTATTAAATTAAAATGTGAGTGTGAAGAGCTCACTGAAGTTAATATTAATTTAGATGAAATTCAAATTAATGATATTGAAAAGGATAATGTTATTCCTTTAACATCAGAAGTTGGTGTAACAATGAGATACCCTGCTCTATCAGATATAGAAAATATAGATGCAGAAGGTGGTATTGATTCAATGATGGATATGATTATTCAGTGTATGGATTCTATATATGATACTGATGCTGTACATGATGTAAGTAATGAATCAAAAGAATCTGTGCAATCTTTTTTAGATAGCCTAAATGGCGAACAGTTTAAAAAGTTAGCTGAATTCTTTGAAGAATTGCCATCATTAAATTATAATGCAGAGTGGGATTGTGTTGGTTGTAAGAAACATAACACAATGGAGTTAAAAGGTATTGCGAGTTTTTTTACGTAAGCCTCTCACACGATAGTCTTGTAAACCATTATAGGACTAACTTTGCAATGATGCAACATCATGGATATAGTTTAACTGAACTTGATAATATGATACCGTGGGAGAGGGAGATTTATATAGCTCTCTTACAGGATTGGATAGAAAAAGAAAATGAAAGAATTAAAAACGAGAATAGGAGAAAATAATGGCTGAAACAGATAACAGCAGAAATGAAGTCGAAATCGATTTAGATAAGTACATGGCTATGATCGAAAAGCTTGATGAACAAGAAGATAAGATCAAAGAAATGCAAGAAGAAGCTAAAAAGGCAAGGGATCAATTGGCCCCACCTAAGCGTAAATTCATGGACTTATTTTTGGATGATAATGATATTAATGAAAAAGCAATCATTGGTTTTATATCATTCTTTCTCATGACAGTGTTTGGTATTACTGATTTAGTAACAGCATTAGTCTGGGATATGGATTTAAAAGTTTCTGAAACAATATATACATCATTTGTTGTTGTAACACTTGGTGCATTTGGTATATCAGAAGCTGGAAAAGCTTTCGGGAAATAATTAAATGGCAGAGGATAAAAAACCTTTAGACGACGGTAGATCAAAAGAAAGACGAGCTCAAAAAACTGAGATGGCGTCATTGATTAAATCGTTAAAAGCTTCAACTGAATCTAATAAAGCAGAATCAGAAACAGTTGATATGGAAATGTTCTTGAATAAATTCAAGGATAGTATGAAGGTAGGTGATACTAATATAAAAGCTTTAAAAGTCGAATTTGAAAAGGCAAATGAAATCCTCAATAATCAATCATCAACAGCACAAGAAAAAGAATTAGCACAACAACAAATAGAAGCTATAAAAGAAAACGTAGAATCTGAAGAAGAAAAAAGAGAAAAACAAAAAGCTCAAGACGAAGCTAATAGCATTTTAAATAAAATGGCCGGCAAGCTTGATAGCGTGGCTAAAGGTTTTGATGAATTTGCAGGTAAAGCAATAGGAGCTGGTGGTCTTTTAGCAGCAGCTATGTTGTTTATTAATCCAGAATTATTCTTTGAAAAACTACAAGAAGCAATTCAGGGTATTAATACCATAATCAATTCAATAACAATGGCTGTTGAAGGAGATTTTAAAGGTGCTTGGGAAAATCTAAAAGAAAATACAGAAGGTTTAGGACTTGTACTCGGTACGGTTGCTCTTTTTGTCATAGGACCAATTATAAGAGCAGTAAGCTTTATATTAAAAACATTTAAAGCTATAGGTAATGGATTTAAAAGAGTTGGAAATTTCTTTTCGAGAATGGGAACTTTCTTTACTAATTTAAAAAATAGCAAATTCTTTAAAAATGCTCCAAAGTTATTAGGTAATATAGGTAAAATAGTAGGTAAACTTTTCTTACCTATTACAGCAATTTATTATGCATTTCAAGGTATACTTAAAGGTTTTAATACTGAAGGAACCATAATGGAAAAATTGGAAGCAGGTATTAAAGAAACATGGACAGGCTTAGTTGCATTTTTTATAGATTTACCTAAATGGTTACTTGGAAAAATAGTAGGGATTTTTAATAAAGAAAAAGGTACTGCAATATTAGATTTTAATACAAAAGAATGGCTTGGCAATTTAAGTGAAAAAATATTCTTTGGACCTGCAAGATCTATTAGAAAATTTATTGGTGATAAAACATCAGCAGCCACGGCAAGTATAGGTAACTTCTTTTCAGATTTTTCATTTACTGAATTCTTTCAAAATATAGTAAATAAAATAACAGGCTTTTTTGCAAAAATTGGAGAATGGATTGGCAATGCAATGGATGCAGCAATTGAGAAAGTTTTATCAATTGGAGAAGCTATAAGTAATTTTATAAAATCTATATTAAGAGCTGGACTTCCTGATCCAACCGCATCTGCTTTTTCAGTTGCTGGAGCAGCGGCTAAAATAATACCTTCTGCAATATATGAATATGCAGGTATAGACAAAGAAACAGGAGAAAGAATACCTGATGCAGCAAAACCACCTGAGGAAATAGCAACTGTTGAGCCTAACTTACAATCCGATGTCTTAGCTACTTCGCAAGAAAATGCTCAAGGTCAATCAGCAATAACTACTCAAACAGTAGTCACTTCAGTAACTCAACAGAATAGTTCTTCAAGTAGTTCAAGTTCAAGTACTGTGGTTAATCCTACAGGAAACTCTATGGCGTCAATGGAATTAGCTGGTGCTACTGGCGGAAGAAGATAAAAAAAAGGACTCTTAAAAGAGCCCTTGAAAAAACTGTGGTGAAGTTTTTTAATTCAAATTAAGATTCCTTAGCGAGTTTCGCAAAATAACTTAACGTATCATCCTCTGATGAGTCATCAGCAGGTGGAAAGCTTGTATCAGCTGATTCCATTGTAGGTGCTGGAGTACTTGGCTCAGCTTGGAATGGATCAGCTACTGGTGCATGACCTGCAGTGATTCCTAATACCTTATTGAGTTTCATACTTAGTTCATCATAAGTTTTGTAATTCTCTGGAAGTAAAAAGTCTCCTAAAGAATAGAGTTTGTCATAGACTTCAGTAAGTCTTGCTTCATCGCCATCAAATAATGCGGCTGGTGAAGAGAATTCTGATTTGTCATAGTTGACCCACCCTTCTACTTTTCTGATTTTGATTTTGAAGTCAGCGCCTTCCCAGAAATCATAAGGATTTACTGGATCTTCATCAGCGAACTG